TCCCCATCCCGAGCGTTCGCCCGCCGCCGCCCGGCCCGTTCGCCCACGACGACCAGCTCGACGCCCTGCCCACGATCCCCCTGCAGAAGCGGTAAGCTGCAACCCCTCGGGGGAGCGGTACCGGGCCACGAGCCCCCGAACGCCACATGGGCCCGAACGAGGAAGCCACCACATGCTGCAACTCGAAACCGCGCTGGCCACCCTGGCCAACGTCAACCTCCGCACCGAGAAGGTCGGACGCGACAACGTCCGCCCCGCCGCCGACCTGAAGTTCACGGTCAACATCCCCAACACCCAGCTCGATCAGATCAGCGACGGCCTGCTCGCCTCGCTCTACAAGCGGCCCAACGAGAAGGGCCACCAGGCCGACCTCACGGCCCCCGATCCGAACGCCATGACCACGCTGCGCCACCCGAAGGCCAAGCCGTGGCAGTCGACCGAGGACTGGCCGGGCTACTTCGCCCAGATCCAGGCCGGCGAGTTCGACCTGAAGGACGTCGAGCTCGACAAGGTCACGCTCAAGAGCATCACCTGCGAGGCGAAGAACGGCGGCACCGTCGAGCTGTCGTTCTCGCTGGGCTGCCACCCCACCGGCGGCGACGTCGGCGTGCTCTACGAGCTCATGGGCAAGGAAATCGACCTGTCCCTGAACCCGCCGGCGATCGGCGACCTTGAGAAGCTGCGCGCCGAGGCGAAGGCCCAGGCCAAGGGCGGCAACGGCGCCGGCGGCGATGCTGGTGGCGACGGCGAGGGCGGTGGCGAGGACGACGACACCCCGCCGACCGATGCCCAAGCCGGCCGCGCCTTCCCCGATGCCATCGACGCCCGCGGCGACAGCCCGCCGAGCGCGCGCCGCGGCAAGGCCAAGGGCAACCTGCAGAGCGTCCACTGACGCCCACCCAGCCCGGCTGGGGCCGCCTGGCCGGGCACCACCTCCCAGGGGGGAGACCATGCACCGAATCGCCATCACCGCCGCGCTCGTCCTGCTGCTGAGCGCCTGCAACCCGCCCGAGGCGCCCGCGCGCGCCGACGCCTTCGTGATCGAGACCGACCAGCTGCGCATCAGCGTCGCCGGCGACCCCGCCGAGTTCGAACAGCACGCCGGGCAGATCCTCATGCGCATCGAGTCGGTCGACCCGGCGCTGATCAAGCCCGGCATCGGCCTATGGGCCGAGCCCGACGACGACACGCCCTGGCTGCCCGGCACGCCCAAGCTCAAGCGCATCGGCACCGTTGTCGCCGTCGAGGCGCGCGCGGGCGGATACTGACCACCCCAGGGGAACCCACCCGCAACCCGGAGCCACCACCATGAAGCAACAGACCGCCCAGATCCGCATCCTCGCCCAGGCCCTCGTCGGCGCCCTGGTCACCATCAAGCGCGGCAGCGAGGAGATCCAGCTGCCCGACGGCCACGACGCCCTGCAGCACCTCAAGCCCGGCGACGAGGTGACCATCAAGGTCGCCAGCGACGACCGCTGGGTCGAGCGCCAGAAGCGGAACGACGAGGCCGCCCAGGCGAAAGCCGCCCAGCGCGACGACGTCGACCACACCGCCGACCTCGACAAGGCAGCGCGCGATGACATTGCCGCCAACCCGCAGGCCGGCCCGGACCTGTCGGGCGAAGCCGGCATGACGCTCGCCGAGGGCCAGGCCGCCGCCGATGCCGATGCACCGGCCGACCCCGGAACCGGCGCAGGCGCCGTGACCAGCACCACCGGCGCCACCACGCGCCGCAGCACCCGCGGCAGCACCCAGGGCTGACCGTGGCCAAGTCCCCAGCACGCGAAGCGGAACGACTGCAGGCGGCCGAGCGCCGCCGGCAGGTGATGGCCCTTCGCGTGCAGGGGCATTCGATCGCCGAGATCGGCGAAGCCCTGAACCTGTCGAAGTCGACGGTGCACGGGCACATCAAGCGCGCGCTCGACGAGCTGGCCAAGGCCGACGTCGACCGCACCGCCGCCTACCGGGCGCTGCAGACCCAGCGGTTCGAGGCCATCCTCAAGGCCCTGTGGCCCCACGCGACCGGGCAGATCGAGGTGCGCAAGGTCACCACGACGAAGGAGGGCACGATCACCGAGGTCATCACCACCGCGATCGACGTCAAGGCCGCCCGCGAGGCGCGCCAGGTGGTGACGGCCATGTCCCGCCTGCTGGGCCTCGAGGCGCCGATCAAGATCACGCACACCGACCCGACCGGCGACATTGAGCGCAGCCCCGCGGACTGGATCATGCCCATGCCGCCCGAACGAGATCCCCACGAATGGGCAGCCGAGACGCGAACGATGCTGGCGAGCCGCGAGGCCGTCGCCGACAAGATGGTCGAGGAGCTGCTGGGCGCAGCCAGCAAGGCCGGCCAGCCTCAAACCGAGGACTGACCCGCGGCAAGCGGCCGATCTGGCTCCCGCAGCCGGGGCCGCAGACCGCGTTCATCACCTGCCCCATCGACGACGTGCTCTACGGCGGCGCGCGCGGCGGCGGCAAGACCGACTCCCTCCTCGGCCGGGCCATCACCCGATCGCTTCGCTATCCGGGCCTGTACCGCGGCCTGCTGCTGCGCCGCACCTACGACGAGCTCGACGAGGTCAACGGCCGCGCGCACGAGCTGCTCGACCCGATCGGCGCCCGCTGGCGCGCCTCCCGGCATATGTGGGAGTTCCCGTGGGGCGGCTGGCTGAAGATGCGCTTCCTGCAGCGCGACGCTGACGCCTCGCGCTACCAGGGCCACTCCTACAACGACCTGCTGATCGACGAGGCGGGCAACTTCCCCGACCCGGCGCCGATCGACAAGCTGGTCGCCACCCTGCGCGACAAGCACGGCGTGCCCTGCCGGCAGGCCATGTCGGCCAACCCCGGCGGACCTGGCCACGTCTGGCTCGTCGAGCGGTACATCAAGCCCGCGCAGCCGGGCGTGCCCTTCATCGACCCCACCACCGACGCCCAGCGGGTCTACATCCCGAGCCTGCTGACCGACAACCCGGCCCTGCTGCTGCGCGATCCGAAGTATCTGCAGCGCCTGCGCCGCGCTGGCCCGGCCTGGCTGGTGCGCGCCTGGCTGCTCGGCGACTGGAACGCCAGCCCCGAAGGCAACGTCATCAAGCTCGAGTGGTTCAAGCGGTACCAGGGCGAGCCCGACGGCGTCGTGGCCGTCGTGCAGAGCTGGGACACGGGCATCAAGCCGAATCAGGTCAACGACCCGAGCGTGTGCACCACCTGGGCGGTCACCCGGCACGGCGCCTATCTGCTGCACGTCTACCGCGAGCGCCTGGCGTTCCCCGACCTGCGCCGGCGCGCGATCGAGCTGGCCGGCCTGTGGAACCCGACCCACGTCCTGATCGAGGACAAGGGCAGCGGCCAGTCGCTTATCCAGGAGCTGCGCGACAGCACCCAGATCCCGGTCATCCCGATCGAGCCCGAGGGCGACAAGGTCAGCCGCATGATCGGCGCCACCGGCCCGATCGAGGCCGGCAAGGTGTTCCTGCCCACCGCGGCCGAGTGGCTGCAGGCCTACGAGGGAGAGCTGTCGATCTTCCCGCTGGCCCCCCACGACGACCAGGTCGACAGCACCAGCCAGTTCATCAACTGGGCGCGCACCAGCCTGGTCGGCCGCCTGTTCGACTTCGACAGCACCGGCGCGCGGGTCGGCACCGTGCTCGACGGCACGAGTCCCAGCGACGACGACGGGGGCGGCTATGGCAGCATGCACGCCGACGACCCCTACGGCGGATTCAACCCATGACCAGGCGCGTGCGCTACGAAGTGCTCCCGACCAGCAGGGCCGACCGCAAGGCCGACCCGAACCTCGGCGCGTGGACCGTGACGCGCGACGGCGAGCGGCTGGCCACCCGCGACCGCAAGGCCGACGCCGTCGAGTTCGCCACCACCACCGCCCGCTGCGCCTGGCGCACCCGCGGCCAGCTCGGCCAGGTGCGCATCAAGGGCCGCAAGGGCAAGATCCAGGACGAGCGCACCTACGGCGCCGACCCCACCGAGACGAAGGGCTGACCATGGCCGAGATCCAAACCCCGCCGAAGCCGGCCGAGGGCGAGCTGACCGCGCGCACCGACGACTACGGCCTGCAGGTGAACGCTGCAGACCCCTACCTGAAGCTGCTCACGCCCGACGACACGGTGCTCGCCTACAAGGGCGGCGACTATTCGCTCTACCGCGAGACCCTGCGCGACGACGCCTGCATGGCGCCCTTCGCCCAGCGGCGCCTCGCCGTCACGAAATGCGAGTGGCAGGTCGACGCCGGCGCCGACGACCCCCTGAGCAAGGCCGCGGCCGACTGGCTGCGCGAGCAGCTGCAGGAGCTCGAGTGGGACCGCATCACCGACGGCATGCTCTACGCCCGCTGGTATGGCCATTCGGTGGCCGAGTGCCTGTTTCAGCCCGACCTCGTCGAGGGCAAGGTCGCGCTCGCCGATATCCGCGTGCGCGACCGGGCCCGCTTCGCCTACGCCAACGACCGCGGCGCGCCCTTCATCTGGCGGCAGGATCTGGGCCGCTGGTGGCGCCTGCCCGAGCGGAAAATGTGGACTCTGACCACTGGCGCCGACCACGACGACAGCCCCTACGGGCTCGGCCTGGCGCACTACTGCTACTGGCCGGTGTTCTTCAAGCGCAACAACATCAAGTTCTGGCTCGTGTTCCTCGAGAAGTTCGGCATGCCGACCGCGGTGGCGAAGATGCCCGCCGGCCAGTACGACAACGTCCAGCAGCGCAACAAGGTCCGAGCGGCGCTGCAGGCGATGGCCAGCGAGACCGGCGTCATCCTGCCCGAGGGCACCGAGTTCGAGTTCCTCGACAGCCAGCGCAGCGGCACCCAGGACTACGACGCCATGCGCGGCGCGATGGACAACGCCCTGGCGAAGATCATCATCGGCCAGACCGCCAGCACCCAGGGCACGCCCGGCCGCCTGGGCAACGACGAGCTGCAGGGCGAGGTGAAGAACGACCTCGTGAAGGCCGACGCCGACCTGGTGTGCGGCAGCTTCAACCGCAGCGTCGCCCGCTGGCTCACCGAGTGGAACTTCCCCGGCGCCACGCCCCCGCGCGTGTGGCGCATGGTCGAGCCGCCCGAGGACATTGGCGTCATCGCCGACCGCGATCAGAAGCTCTACGCCCTCGGCTGGGAGCGCACCGACGAGTCGTTCCAGGAGACCTACGGCGCCGGCTGGCAGCGCAAGGCCGAGAAGGCGACCGGCCTGACCCCGCAGGAGCTCATGCAGGGCGCCGCGGCCGAGTTCGCCGAGCTGGGCGCGATCGCGGCCATGCGCAACGGCCACCGCTCCGACCAGCAGGCGCTCCTCGAGGCGGCCACCTCGTTCGCCGACCGGTACCACGCCACCATCGGCGGCCGGGTGCAGGAGCTGCTCGACTTCGCCGAGACGTCGGGCGACTTCGAGACCTTCCGCGCGCGCCTGCTGGAAATGATGGCCGAGCCTGCGCCGAAGCCCCTGGCCGAGGATCTGGCGCGCGGCGGCGTGTTCGCCCGCCTCATGGGCCGCATGCGCGGCCAGCGATAGGCCGGTGGGCAGCGTCGCCACCCTGGCCACGGCGACCGACTGGCGCCTCGAGCTCGCCGAGAAGCTCGAGGACGCCGCCCGCAAGCTGCGCGCCGGCGAGCTGGTCGCCGATCAAGGCCTGCTGATCCTGCGGAACGTCGCCGGCGGCCTCATGCACGAGCCGCACCGCCTGGGCATGCCCAGCAGCCCGGTCGAGGTGCTCGGCATGCTGTCCTACGCCCAGCTGCACCACTTCGACCTCGACGTGCACGAATGACCATCATCCACGAGCTGCTGAACTTCTACGACGCCCCCGCCGCGGCGAGCTTCACCGTGCCGCCGGCCGAGGCGATCGCCTACTTCAAGGCCAAGGGCCTGAAGGTGACCTTCGACTGGCGCGACATGATCGGCGCCGAGCACGCCAGCGCCTTCACCGTGGCCAAGATGGCCGACCTCGACCTGCTCGCCGACGTGCAGGCCTCGCTCGACGACGCCATCGCCCAGGGCCTGAGCTATCAGACCTGGGCCGACACCATCACCCCGCTCCTGCAGCAAAAGGGCTGGTGGGGCCGCCAGGCGGTCACCGACCCGCTGACCGGCGAGACCATCGTCGCCCAGCTCGGCAGCCCCGGCCGCCTGAAAACGATCTTCCGCACCAACGTCCAGAGCGCCTACGCCGCCGGGCAGTGGGATCAGATCCAGGCGCAGAAGGACGTCGCCGAATACCTCATGTATGACGCCGTCGACGACCACCGCACGCGCCCGCAGCACGCCGCGTGGGACGGCACCGTGCTCCCGGTCGACCACGATTGGTGGACGACCCACTACCCGCCCAACGGCTGGAATTGCCGCTGCGGCGTCATCCAGCTCGCCGCCGAGGATCTGGACGACCTCGGGCTCACCCCCATTGCCAAGGCGCCCGCCGGCGGCACCAGCAACTGGACGAACCCGCGCACCGGCAAGGTCGAGAAGGTCGAGAAGGGCCTCGACCCCGGCTGGAACAGCAACCCCGGCGCGACGCACCTGGCCCAGCTGCAGAAGCTCGCCGGCGAGAAGATCAAGGCGCTCGACCCGAAGGCCGCGACGGCCGCCGCGAAGGGCATGAAGGCCACCGAGGCGCTCGCCGGCGAGCTGGCTGACCAGGCGGGCATCGCCGCGCAGTCGGTCATCGACGCGACGGCCGCCCAGCTGGCCAAGGGCGCCGGCAAGGCCCAGATCCGCGCGGCCGAGGCCGGCATCGCCAAGGCCCTCGCCGAGAACACGCCCTACCTGGCCAAGTCGATCAAGGCGCTGCAGGCCACGAAGGCCGGCCAGGCCATGGGTCCGGTCGAGCTGCTGCAGAAGGCGCAGGGCGCCGCCGCGAAGTCGAAGGACTCGGCCGCGCTGGCCAACTGGAAGAAGGCCCAGGTCGAGGGCAAGCCCGGCCCCGCCAGCGGCCAGGCGGTGTTCGACAACCTGCCCGAGCCCGCGCAGGCGTCGATCGTGGCCGAGATCCAGCAGCAGGCCGCCGCCAACGCCGCGGCCAAGGCCGTCGACGACGAGCTCGCCGCGATCGCCAGCGGCGCGCAGGGCCCGGTACCGCAGTTCAACCTCGCCCAGGTGATGGCGGCCTCGCCCGAGCTCACGCCGGCGCAGGCGCTGGCCGAGGTGAAGGCCCTGCCGGCGAAGCTGACCAGCGGGCAGCAGTCGAGCGGCCTGTCGGGCTGGAAGAAGAACGCGATCGCCGGCAAGCCGCCCACGCCGAAGCAGCAGCTCGCGTTCGACAGCCTGAGCGACGCCCAGAAGGCCAAGGCCCTGCAGCAGGTCGACGAGGCCAAGGCCGCGCTCGCGGCACCGCCACCGCCCGAGCTCCCGCCCGGCCCGCCACCGCTGACCACCAGCACGCCCGACCTCAACCCCGACCAGCTGCGGCAGATCGGCGGCCAGCGCGGCAGCAACCGCGGCGGCACCTACGTCGACGAGGCCACCGGCAC